TGGAACGGCCATCGAAGACAGATGGACCATGGCCACGAACCAAGGAAGGACACCATTCACCGACAAACTGAGATCATACAGGACTTCGGTGTCCAGCACAGAAGCGTTGTCATACTATGAGGCCTTGTACAAGACACGCAGTACACAGGATATTGATACCATCCAAAGGATGGCCACTGAGATGAGAGACGGCATCCTCAATGACAATACCAAGCAGTTTGTCATCAACAAACTCGGCAATCTCGTTGAACATATGCCTGGCACGGATCGGGCACTGGAAATTTTGGTGGACTATATGTACTTCCGGGCAGTGTACGAATCAGTGAGCGACCGCAATGTCATCCTGTACCTACAGCACATAGATTATATCACTGAAATCTGTAGGAACAACAACATCAACTGTTGGCTCTACTTCCAGCACCCCACAGATGAATGGAGTAAATCGGATGCATACAATAATATTTTCAAACCAAGATGGAGCAACAACTGGTTGCTAGGCAAGGAAAGATTCGCATTCAAACCATGGTTGATCGAAACCCACGGAGAAGAAACAGTGAAAAGTTGGCTGGCAGATTCGATCCATTTTGTGATGGAACCCTATGAGAAGTGGATCCAAACACAGTTAGGTCCCTGGCTGATATCACAGTGGAGTTCCAAAAGTTAAATACTAGTTTATTATGTGGCAACCACAAGACATAAAATGGTTAGACGTTGATATATCCGCTTCTTGTAATGCAGGTTGCATAGACTGTAATCGATTCTTTTACCACGAACAGGATGACGAATACAAGCTCAATGTGTTGCATCCTGCGATGAACAAGTTGGCAGATGTTGATAAATGGGAACCTATGATCGCACAGTTCGTTGATCTCAAATATGTGCAACTGCTAGGGAATGTAGGTGACCCTATGGTGCATCCACACATAGATAAATTTGTAGAAATAGCACACAAACATCATCCACAAGCAAGGATAGAAATAAATTCAAATGGATCGATCGGATCACTCAACACCTGGAAAAAACTTTCTGCACTCAGTAAACAGTTAGGCAAGCAACTTACATTTGTGTTTTCCATCGATGGTCTAGAAGACACCAATCACATTTATAGGAGAGGTGTTGACTGGAATCGATTAATGGAAAGAGTCAAACTGTACATCGGCGAAGGCGGTTGGGCAGAATGGAAGATGATCGATTTTCCATACAATCTAGATCAAAGACAAGAAGCAAGACTATTGGCAGAAAAAATGGGATTCAAACAGTTCACTGTGTTTCCAAGACAAACGCCAACTCCTGTGTTTGATCAAAAAATTTTAGACCAATCAATAAAAGCAGTAAGCAAGGTCACAGCTCCTATGCCGGACACAACGGAAGAACAAGCCATCATCCAACATCAGAAGATGGTCGATCATTTTGCCGATCAGGAAGGGTTTGCGATCACTCCCAAGTGTATGAATGTAGACAGCAACGAAGTAGGGCACTGGCCGAACTTCCAGATCAATGTTGAAGGCACCATATGGCCTTGTTGTTTCGCAAGTAATCTGCATTTCTCATCCACCGCTGTTGCATTGCATTGGCAAAGTATTGAACGCAAATACAAATTGAAATATGGCGAACACTGGAACAATCTCTATCATAGATCATTGGTCGACATACTTGACACTGATTGGTTCAAAGAAGATCTCCCCAACAGCTGGAAAAATCCAAAACAATCTTACTTCATGTGTTTGGAGAACTGTGGTACCTGCAGGGATAGGCCTGAAAGAATACAAGACAAACTCAATGACTGATAAAGACAAGATTAACGACACAGATTTTGAAGTCGATGCTGATGATTTAGAATATATTGATTACAACTTTCCTGAGATTGATTTTTCTAATGGCGGATACACCATTAACCTAGGTCCGGTTGATCAGTACGATCCACCCAAACAACAGGAATTGTTTAGACAGTACATTATGTCACAATGGTTACATTCTTCACACCTAGCAGACGAAAACCCACAGTGGCAGGTAGAATCTTATATAAAAAATAAACCTCATCTCAAAGAACTAAGTGATAACAATCAATTGGAAACGTCTTTTCCTAGTGACGACACAGTTGAATATTGGTTTGTTGGTCATGAGAAAGATTTCCTTGTATGGAAATTACGTTGGTCTGAATACCTAGATAGATCACAAACTTTTGATCCCGATCTATAATTGATTAAATATGTTTGTTATGAACCTAGATCATGAAAAACAAACCATAGTTAAAATTAGAAAGTGCCAACGCAATTGGGACATTTCAAAAACAATTCCACAAGAACACATCGATCATTGGGTGTATCTTTGCAAGAATGCACCAACCAAACAGGATGAATCCAGGTATGCATTGTGCGTTGTTACAGATCCAAAAATTAGAAATACAATATATGATGACTACTGCTGGGGAAGCCACCGTCATGGCACTGATGCAGGCAGGAACACTCAGGTCGGAGCCAATGTTCTTTTCATCTTTGGCGAGACAGAAAATTTCACAGATAACGAGAATGATGTAGTTGGTGTTGACAATGACAGGGATTCCGATAATGTCAGTGACGGGTTCGATTATCGATCTGACATCAATTTTAACAGAGACATAGGTATAGCAATGGGCATCACTGCTTTCTCGGCCGGCAATATGGGATACCATACAGGTTTCAACACCAACGTCATCTATAACAAACATAATCACAAGGATTGGATGGAGTTGTTGGGTTACAAGGAATATTTTAGACCAAGAGTCATTTTAGGCATAGGTCATCCTGACCCATCATTGAGATGGTTCGAAAGCAGAGATCTAGAATACATAGCTCCTGATCCCAGAGAAGAAGATTTAGATAAAAAAACAATGCTGGAAGACTACAAGGGAATACGCAAAACTTGGACAGATATACCACTTAGAACATTTGGTCCATTGAGTGCTGATCCAGATTCGGGCGAACCTGTCGAAAGAGAGTTGTCGGTCAAAGTTGTATAATGGTATCACAACTAAGAGATAACTCTGTTCCACGGTCTCTCGCGTACCTTAAAGAAATAGAAATTGGAATCAGCGGTAGATGTAATGCTGGCTGTGTTGATTGCGAACGATGGTCTATAGTAGACAATGACAAACTTTTCGTTAATAAAAACAATCCTGCCCTTAACAAAATTATTGACAGGAAAACTTTATACGAAACTTTCAAACAAGCAAAGAAATTAGAACAGGTTCTATTAATTGGAACCACAGGAGACCCGTTATCACATCCTGAGATTGACTTGGTGTGCCAGGATCTTGTATCTTTGTATCCTAAAATTAAGATCATAATGCACACAAACGGCTCTTTAGGTAAACCTGAAATATGGCAGAACCTTGCAAAAATTAAAAATGTCACCGTTGAATTTGCAATAGATGGATTAGAAGAAACCAATCATATTTACAGGAGAAATGTAAAATGGGAATCTGTGATGACGAATGTAAAACTTTTTATCACAGAAGGCGGTAAAGCAGAATGGAAGTATGTTGCATTCCCCCACAACAGATATCAGATACCACGTGCTAGGAAAATGGCAGAAGATCTAGGATTTCAAAATTTTAATCTTGTATCTAGGCACTCGCCTACTAGATGGATGGACAATCTTATACTACAACAAAGTAAAAATAAAAATCCAAAGATTCCATATACAGGAAAAACAAAAGTTACAGTTGATTACAAGGATAAATTGCAACAGAATCTAGACAAGTTTATAGAACAAGGAGGATTTATAGAACCAGAATGTGCTTCGAACTATTACGTATCTCAGAGGCCCAGTCAGTTTCTTAAAAACAACACCACTACTAAAATTTTCATTGAAGCGGACGGTTCTGTTTGGCCTTGCTGTTTTATTGCTGTGTTAGAGTTTTATTCTAACAATCTTATTAGTTCTTATTGGCAAGATAAAAGAAAAACACTAGACGAAAAATATGGCGCTAACTGGAACAATTTATATCACAAGTCTTTAGATGATATATTAAAAACAGAAATATTTCCTCCATTCATAACGAAAGAGTTTAACAATTTAGAAAAGGCAAGTTCTAAAAATGTTAATCCTGCTTGTATTATTAATTGTGGTAAATGTAATTTCTATGATCCTATCGGATCTGAAACAGATCATTCCTCAGAATTTTTTATGCATCGATCTTAATTTTTTCCGTAGTAAAAATCTTCTAAGTCGTTTCTTTCAGTGGTAAATTTTCTAAACACATCAATAACTATCGAATCTGGATTGAATTGATAATCCGAATAATCCTTATCGTGACACAAAACATAACAATATGCACTATCAGATGTAACAGTATCATAGAATACAGGATGATTGTTTTCACTTAGGTAATGACCTAATAGCAGTGAAGAAGATCCATCTGTAAGATGTGTTTCCGGTTTGAAAGAAGAACCTACGATACAGATTGGTAGATTACCACTGAACTCACTGACAAACTTTTGTAGATTCTGTGTTTGAACTTCACGTGAAGTCATTATATCTTTGAATAAGTCATAACCAAGATCTAGTTTGTTTGCCAGCCAACTCAAAGCGATGTTGTCTCTAGGATGACAAGGTCCACCGTCGCCCATACCAGGCATCATATATCTTTTACCTACTACCCTATCAGCGTGTTGCAGTGCTCGACAAATGTTGTCTGGATCTGCATTGCCTAATTTGTGTGTAACATCCTGTATCATATTTGCTATGCCAACCTTGGCACTAATATATGTGTTATGAAATATCTTACAACATTCAGCATCTTCAAAAGTGCCGATCATTGTGTAGGGTTCTCTTTGTATTATTTTTTTGTAGAATTCTATCAATGTTTTTGTTTTGTGATCTTCTTGGCCTGAATCGGTACCTATCATTAATAGATCCGGATTTAAAAAATCGTCCGACACTGTGCCCATTGCTATCAAATATGGATTATAAATGAATTGATCCGCAAGTTGATACTTCTCTATTAAAGGTCTGATAGTTCCAGGTAGTGTGGTTGAAATATTAACAATGATTTGATCTCTGTGTGTTGATTTTTTAATTTTGTCTAATACACTGTCTAGATATTGATAATCAAAATCTTTTACAGGAAGATGAGATGATGGTGTTTCGCCCCCATATTCCTTGTCGTGTGGAGTAGGTACAGCGATGAAAATAATATCAGCATCTTCGATTGCAACTTCTAAACTTGGTCTTTTATAAACTTTATCTGTTACTGTGTCTCCAATGTCAAACCCGTCTACCTTGTAATGTTGGGCCATCGACTCTGCAACAGGTAATCCTAGTTTGCCTAGGCCTATCATTGTTACTTTCATAATGTATTTTATTTGCTGTTATGCTAGGGTTGATAGAAATTGGCTGGCTTGTTCCGAACCTTTTTTCTCACAAATTCTTGTCCACATTTTTGCCTTGCGTTTGTACTTGCCCCACATAAAGTCATCGATATCAGCAACCATCCAAGAATTTTTTTGTTTAATCTCTGATTCTAATTGTCCTGGCAACCAAGCACAATAACCAAGCATAATTTTCCAATGCTTAGGACCTTTGCCTTGATTGATGTCTACAAATATCTGTTCATTAAAAGTTAATGATGAATGATCGTTGAGTGGGGTAGTATGCTTATTGGCATATTCAGATGAGTGACAAATAGTAATTTTATCTGTAGACACAGGTCCACCACAGTATATCGGGCAAGGACTTGTGGGCATCGGTGCCTTGATGCTATACACCTGAGGTATGGATTTCACATCAAAGTTTACTACCTGTTGATTCATTATGAAGCCTACTGTGTGAGTATCTTCGTAGTTCGACATATTAATTACTGCGTAGCGCCACAGGTCATGAACTCCAGCATTAAGATGTGCTGTAGAAAGCAAGATTGAATTATCTATCATACTCATATATTTACCTACTATTTTAAAGGTATAACTTTGGTCTGTCAACTGCCAAAAAAATTAATTTGGAAATTAATTTTTGATAAATATGATTACTGTTTGAGGCAACTCTCAGGCTTACTAAGGCAACAAGGCAAAAGACAATGGAAGACGTAAAGGCGATAGAACTAATAGGCAAACTCACTGAACGTTTCACACGTACCTGTCCCCTAACACCAGAATACCAATCTAGACTCGCAGAGGAGTTTGAGATCATTCTTGATCTCCGGTTTGTGGATTACTTTCTCCAAATCCGTGATATTCTTGATCTTACTCAAGACATTCCTCATATGACTCGAGGGTCGGCTGGTTCCTCTCTGGTGTGTTACCTTATGGGCATCACAGATGTTGACCCCATCCAGTGGGACATTCCTGTGGCTCGATTCCTCAATCCCAAGCGAGATGATCTACCTGATGTGGACATTGACTATCCACACTATCGTCAGGAAGAAGTCATGAATCGCATATTCAAAAAATGGCCTGGCAAGTCGGCAAGGATATCAAACTATGTGTTGTATCAAGACAAGTCAGCTAGACGTGAGGCAGCTAAAAGGTTAGGGTACCGGGGACGCCTGCCCAGGAAGTTCACCTACGAATCGCTGGGAGTTGATCCCGTTGAGGCAAAACGAATAGAATCAAAATTGAAAGGCAAGAAAAAATGCATATCAAAACACTGTGGAGGCATCTTAATGTTTACAAGGCAATTACCAAAATCTTTAATATCACAAACCAATCAGATACTGTTAGACAAAAACGAAGTGGAGGATCTAGAACACCTCAAAGTGGACATCCTGGCCAATCGAGGCCTGAGCCAACTTTTGGACATCGACGCACAGACAAAGTTATACGAATATCCAGAGATCGACGAGGCTACTTCGTCTTTGTTGAGTCGGGGAGACGTGTTGGGAGTGACCCAAGGAGAATCACCTGCAATGAGGAGATTGTTTAGGGCAATACGTCCACGATCGATGCTTGATTGTGTGTTTGCCACAGCATTGATACGCCCCGTAGCACTGCAAGGAAGACGTAAGGCGGCCTTTTTTAATGACTGGACTTCCGACAGGATATCGGATGTTGTGGTATGTGAAGATGACGCCATTGTACAAATATCAAAACTCATAGGATGTGATTTCTACGAAGCAGATATGTACCGCAGAGCATTCGCCAAAAAGAACGAAGAACGTGTAATGGAATTTATGACTAGGCTTGGTGATCATCCTCGCAAAGATGAAGTGTTCAAGTCTTTACAAAGCCTAAGTGGATTTGGTTTGTGCAGAGCTCATGCAGTAAATCTAGGTAGATTGATATGGGCATTGGCTTATCAAAAAGCACACAATCAAAAAGGATTTTGGCAAGCCGCACTCAAACACTGCCATGGATCCTATAGGAGATGGGTGTACAAGACAGAAGCAAAGAGAGTTGGATTGAGTCCTGTGACTGTTAGCAAGTCGGATAGTTGGGACGATCCAGTATATCAGTTCAAAAAATATGGTTGGTGGTCGGATAAAAAGTTCTTGCCTGGTTTCTATACCAAACATCTATATCTCGATCGTATCGAATTTGCCGGATTAGTTGCCAATGGTAGAGTGTATAAATCGGGCGATAAGAAGTATGTAACCTTCGTTACACTTGGTATTGATAATGGTTATTACGTTGATTTGAATATAAACAAACCGTTTCCTTATTCCGATTATGATGTAATACAGGGTATTGGCAAGGTCAAGCACCTAAATAATTCTGATTACATAGAGGTGCTGGAGTGCAAATCGATGAAGATCAATCAGTTCTACGATTAACCTTTTTTTGGTTTGCTCAACATATCGTTTTCTTCGTCAGTGTATGGCCACATAGTTTTTCCTATTTTCTATATCTAGCTCTACCCATATAGTGATCGCCAGGCTCATAATTCCATCTTTTACCAGGATGGCCTCGCAACTTAGCATACCACATTCGTAGTCGTACAATCATTTTTTTATAAGTCAGCATATTTTTTAAGTCTAAGTTTTATGCTATTTTATCTTTTTGGATAAAAAATTATGAAATAGTGTCGAAAAATTTATTTTCTTCAATCCAGTTGAACATAGACTCACACCAAATTCGAATGCCATCTTCATTAGGATGAGGATCTTGATCAGTACAAGTATAATTGTTTTCGATGCACCATTCCATATGATGAGTATTATAATTAAAGATTCTTTTTTTGTCAACTTGATTTAGCAATATTTTAATTTGCGGTAAGTCAACGTGTATCTCGGGATCCAACCCAAAGTACATCACATAAGCAATTTTGTTCAGTTTGAAATAATTTTGTAGACTGATCAAATTTTCTAGTTCAACTAATGGTTGATCCATATCTAGATCCCAAGCACGATCTTTGATATACTGTGCTTCTCTTTGTTTGTGACTCTTCCAGCTCTTCCAGTAGATAGGTTTGAGATCATTTGAATATCCGTATTTTATTGCAGGAAAGTCACGCCTGACGGGTGTAGACCATTGTATCACAGCGAATGTGTTTTGTTTTTGATCTGGCCTAGTTTCAAAATATAATTGCGTGTCTATGTTAATTCTTCTGTTACCATTTCCTGCCCACGCAAGGATGTCAGCGGGAATATCATAGTTTTTTGCAAACTCGTTGCCTATACAGGTTTTTATATCATTTGAGGGACGCAGAGCAGAAAAAGAACACCCAACGGATAGTATTCTATCTATCATTTCTTGTTCATATTTTGGATCAATTGTTTGATCTTGCTTGACTCTATGTTTGCTTTTACTTTCCCTATGTCATCTCTCAGAGGCTCGTCCGACTTATGTTCATCTTTTGGTTCCGAAGTCACTGTGCTGGTCCTCTTTAGATTTGAATATATGCTTGGTGCTTGTTTCTTAAATGTTTGATATTCTTCATCTTCCGCCAAGTCGAGTATTCGCAGTGTATCAACATTGAACTCTAAGTCAACCTTGTGTCCAACGCCCGACGATGATCTAGTCTTCATGAACTGTATCTGATACTTGCCACGTTCTCTCATTGCTCTACTTGTAAAGATACCAATCACATTGTCTGCTGTTTGTATCTTAGATAGTCCGCCTGATATGTGCGAGTGATCAAATTCAATTTCTTCTACGGATGCTCTGTTCAACTGCGATGCTGTTATCAATAATGCATTCAAATCTACAGCAACGTTTCTTAGTTCTTCTGACACATATTTGTCTTTCACAAATAAGTCCGATGGAGACACTCGTTTGTTTTGTGGCATCAAAAGATCTAAATAGTCAATTAGAATTACATCACATTTGATGTTGTGCTGTATTTCAAATTCCTTAATATATGCTCTCACATCAAGTGCTGTTGCTCCAGACGGAATGTATTTGATTCTAAGTTTACCAGATGTCTTTGCTTTCATTTTTACTTTTAGATCAACTGTGTCTAGATCTTTGTATATTTCTCTAGTAGCAGTCTCAGTCATCATTGCATCAATTCTCATTGCTGTAAGATTTTCACTCAACTCCAGTGTGACATACACACAGTTCAATCCTTGTTCAGCATAGTTGCAGGCCAAGTTCTGTAGGAACAAACTCTTACCAGCACCTGAACCACCTGCAAAGATGTTCAGTTCGCCTCTGTTGAAACCACCAAACAGTTTCTTATCGAAGTTCTTCCATCCGGTTGGTATTTGTCCGTTGTTGTCTTTGAGTGCTTGTAATCTTGCTTTGGGATCTTCAAAGTAATCCAGACCCATGTCTTTTGTGAGTCCAACCTGCACAGCCTTCTTGATCTTCTCTTCCACAGAGCCATAGTCACCTTTTTCCAACATATCTGCCGAAGCAAGTATAGCCGACTCTAACTCTTTGTGTCTAGCAAATCGCTCGTACTCATCGAGGAACCAGTCAAAATGTTTAGGATCGATATCCGCCGCTGATTGTAGTTCTGCACCAGTCTTGGCGTTGACCATCTCAACATCTGGCAGTGTCTTGTATTCATTAGCATAATCGAAAATAAATTTTGCAGGCTCTCTCAGTTGTGCATCATAGTGTGCATAACGGAAAATGTTCTGTGCTCTCACAAATGACTGTGCATCCGCAAGGAACATTTCCAAAAATAATTTCTGTAGGTCTTTAGTATATTCCACGCTTATATTATAACTTCTTTCATCGGACTTGTCATTTCAAAATTTACTTCTCTGAGATCATTTTCTCTATCCAAATATTTGTACTCTATTTTTTCTGCGTCCCACTTACCTAGTGCATCAAAAACCAATTCTTTTTGTAGTTCTCCGCAAGTGTAAACGTCCAGTTGTATTAAATTTGGTTTTGGTTCATCCCAGACGTGCAACGCTATGTGTGATGTTTCTATTATGGCCACACAAGTAAATCCTCTGTTGCCAGGCATTTCACAATATTTTGCGTATGGTCCCATCATTATTTTCATTCCTATATCTCGTATTAAATTACTGGTCCAATCCACGATTGTGATTTCGTGTTTAGGCACGTTGAATGCTTCTGCCCTCACTATCATATGTTTGTGTTTCATTGTTGTGTCTCTTTGGTTAGTTGATTGAATCTACTTATAATTGTCGCAATTAGATTGCCCAATCCATTTCTTCTTTGTGCTGTTAGTAATTCTACAATTCCTAATTTTAAAAAATCTTCAGGATTGATTCCTTTGCATTCATTTACTGTGCTGTCGTTAAAACAATCGCATACTATTCTTGTGATGCCTTTGGTAATCATTGCATCGCTGTCATATTCTACTTTAACTGTATCTGATTCTATAATGACATCTACCCATATTTTGCTGATACAACCTGTAACCAAACGCTCTTCTATACGTTTGCTTTGATCCATGGTTGTTGAATGTCTGGCCAGATCTATCAAATACTCTAAACGACTGTGTCCCTCCAGCAAAGCAAGATTTTCTGACCATTCATCTATTTTTGCAAGTACCTTATTTGTTTGTGTTGTCATAATTGTATACCAGTAATTCTTTTCTTTGTTTTTGATCTTCTCTGTATGTACCAGTTGAACGCAAAGTATATTTTAGATCCCAGGTCAAACATTTATAGGTTGCATACGCATCGATCAAATTTGGATCTGCGTTGTAAGTCACCATAAAATTTATTCCCCATCTATCTAATCTATCAATATGTTCTTTGAAATTGTTGTGATCAAATCCTTTGTGTTTATCTCCGTCTTTGCCATATAAAAAAGATTTGATGTCATATGGCGGATCTAGGAATATAAAATCTTGATCATAATCCGGATGCATATACATTTGGTAATCAAAATTGGTGATGTTCCACATATAGATTATTTCCTGGTACTCAGGAAGTTTTCTAATATTGTTGATTGTGAAGTTTCCATCGAAAGCCTGTTGTGAAAAAGAAGAAGAAGCCAAACCTGAAAACGAACATTTGTTTGCGATATAAAAACTACAGGCAGATGTGAAATGGTCCAATTGTTTGTCTTCCATCCATACTTGCGATTGCTGATAGATTTCTCTCTGTTTGTCCTTGTCGCTCTCACAACTTCTTTTAATTTCTTCTAACCTCATCGCCATTTCCTTGCCTTGACTCTGTAGCATACGCCAGAAATTGAATAATGGATAGTATGCATCGTTGACTGTAACCAAAACATCAGGATATCTTTGGGTGACGTAAAGAGCCATGGACGCACCTCCCATAAAAGGTTCGCAATACGTTTGAATGCGATCAGGAAGGAAGTTGTGCAAAAACTTAATAGCCCGAGATTTACCTCCAGGATATCTTAAAGGAGTTTTATATTTTACAGGATTATAGTTCACCATCTTCCCTCATTTTTGCTCTTATCTTGGTTGCAGATATCTTTTGTGTTTCTTCGTCAAGAACAATTTCTTCGATCTTGTAGCCTACACCTCGTCCATAACATATGTTTGTGATGTTTGGCACAAGCATAATTTTAAATTGTCCTTCAAATTCAGGATTTAATCTGTCTTCAATGTTCTTTTTCACCGTTTCAAAATCAAAAGGATTATCGTCTACACCTTGTACATCTCTAATTTGGATACAGACTTGACCAGTCTTTTTTATTATTTCTTTGAATAATTTATAGTGTCCGTCGTGGAATGGTTGCCATCTTCCTAGCATTTGTGCTGTTGGTTTTTTATTATCCCAAGTCATAGCCATAATTTCTCACTCAATTTAATTTTTGTTTTCGAGTCGTGTGTATATTTGAGGATTGCTTGGATGGTCAGCATCTTGCCATATGTCAATACAGCATTATTAATATCTTTAATGCCTTCTTGCCACGGTGGCATAGATACTGACCATCCCCAATCACACGCCTGATCAATGAGTTTGCTTCCGGCTTTGTCACGATCAGGCATTATGATAACTTTTCGATTGAGCGATTCAATCTGTAATTTTTGTTTGTTGCTAATCTCACTGCCCAATATAGCCACACCATCGATGGCTATGGCATCAAACACCCCTTCCACTAGTATTATAAATTTTCTTGACCAATGTTGATTGTCCAAGTTGAACAATGTACCTGGTTGGACCTGTGCATAATATTTTGGCTTTGTATTGGGATCAATTGATCTGGCAACTTGTCCAATCAATTTTTTGTCTTTGTATATGGGAACTAATATTCTATTGTCTAATGTTTTTGATGCGTAAAAAGGATATTCGTTGTGATCGATTCCTCTAGTGTTCAAATATTTTACGTAATTAGAGTGATCATCATTTATGCGTGTAGCGTCATCGGGAAGTTTGAAACTGTCAAATGTGATATCTACTTTCTCAACATTCTTATTAGGTGATACTTCTTGTGCTAGTTTCATTGCCGCCATTGACAATTTACTAATAGTTGATTGGTCAACATTTAACCATCTTAACAACTTCCTAAATCTGTTGCTTAGATATCTTCCTGGAGTGAAATTAGTTTTGTAGCCGCAGTTAAAACAGTGATACTGTATTGATCCGTCACCTAGATACATAATGCCTCCTCTGCCTCTGGTGTCTTGTGTTTCGCCATTAAAATGACAACAAGGTGCGTTGAATGATATCCATCCTGAAGGAGTTTTTTTACGTTTGGGAGGTAGATGTGATTCGAGAGTATGTTGTAAATCCGGAAGCATTCTTTATTATAAAAATAAAGAACTAATATGTCAACCTATAAACCAAATACCAAATAGAACACAATACAACAAATAACAACCAGCGTGTAGGCATTGATCAATTGAAGTTAAAATCCAAAATTCTCTCTGGTTGCTGACCCAACCATTGGCTTTGACAAAATTATTTTTTATCCAGTCAATAAAAAAGTGCAGAACATAATCTAAGACTGCAAATACTATCACACTGGTAAACACAGCACTATGGTTGTAAAAATAAATTACGATGGACAAGCAGGCAAAAATGAATGCAGTGCCTACGGCGTGATCCAAAGCGTGTAGATGTCCATTCACTGAAGTTAATTTATATTTGTCTTTGGGTCCTTGGAATCTTCCTTGCAGTGCAAAATCGCAGATAAAATGTTTTACTAGTAATAAAAAAAACAAATGAAGTAACATAGTATCAGTTTACGATCTGTAAAGTAGTTTGTCAATGCCGCCGAGCACAGTAGAAGAATCACCAGATTCTTGAACGAATACAAATGCTACCGAAGTGTGTACACCTGTGAAATTAAAATATTTCACTCCAGATGCATTGCTATATGTTTGTGTGGTAATTTTATAGAATGAAGATTGGTGTGAGTCAGTTGCATAACTCATATTAGGAGTCAGTGTGCCATAGACGTGTAAGTCACCGGAAAAGTCATTTGTATAAACTGCTACAGTGTGTAAAGCTTGATTGGAATTTTGATTTGCATTTGCTGTTACAGTGCTAGAAATATGTTTGCCTTCGAGTAGTGAGAAAGATGAAATTTCTGTGCTATCAACCAATGCTGGAAATGTCTTATCAACTACTTCAAACCTTACCGCCGCATCATATCTTGTGTCAGCATATACAATCTGTGTGGTGCTGGATGTGTCCGTGTGTTTGATAGCACCGTGATAAAAACCAGTTTTTAGTTTAAGCATATCGCTTTCGGTTATAGTAAATTTCACGTGTCCTTTCGTTGATGTACTCGAACCGTCGTCCACAACAACACCGACCTTTGTAATCTGCAATTTGTCGTTGCTGTCGCTTATCTGTAGCACAGTCGACGTGCCGTCTACAAATTGTGCCTTTTGATCTTGATTACGCACTACTAAAGTAAAAGTGTTGTCTACTTCTTTGTACAACTTAATAGATCTTTCGTACACTTTTTCGTATCTCCTTACAGTCCCGTCTGTGTGTATGTATACATCGACAAGGTTGGGTAATATGTATCCGATGTTGTATTGCATGGCATTTAAAGTATTTATTGTACCAAAAACATCATTGTTACAAACACATCATGGTAATTATGTATAAAATGTCAGTAGATCCCAACGAAATACAAACTTCTCACCCATTCTTGTCTTTGATCACCGTAGCAAAGCAAGAAATTATAGGTATCATACAAAACTGCGACAGCAAAGTAATGAGTATCTATGTCTTTGAACTATTACCCGCTGAATTAAAAGCAAAGTTTCTAGAGTACGGTGCAAACTGGTGGTGGGAATCTAACAGGAAAATACCAATCAACATCTTCATAGGTTCCGAATTCGTAAAATTCAGACCTTATCTAAGGACATATTCGATGAAAGAAATCAAAGTTAATTTTGGTCCTGTGATTAGATTGAGCGACTTTGCTGAATCAAAAAGAATAAGAAGAAAGACAGTTCAACTCCTACGCACCACAAAGTAAGTTCATATGCACTGTGACTGCCATCGCATATGATATTGCGTGTGCTTTCTTAAAGAAATATTGTCCGTCATTGGGTTTAGTCCAAACCTCTTTGTGTATATCGTTCCAAGACTTGTTTAAGAGATGTCGTTTAGCAGGTCTAATGATAGCAAGACAACAAGCTATCTCTTCCAGTGTTTTAGGTTTTAGTTTAGAGACAACTTCGAAGTGTCCGTTCAAATGGAACAGTTGGTCGACAAATGATCGATCCTGTAATTTTTCCCATTGAGGTTCTGTGTCGATCAAATCTTGTAGATGTTGTCTTGATTTAACCATTGAATAGATATTAACATTCAATAGATCTAATTTAAAATATCCTAATGACTCTAATACTTTGTAATCTATTGAAGATTGATTCGTTTGTGGTATAACTGGACAGTCAGTAAAGTAAACTCCTGTGTTGTGTGATTTGGTACCTTTGGCATCGATGATACTTGCTCTAGTGTGTGGTATCTTATCTAATATTCCTTGTCTATCAGCGAAGTCTATATCTATGTCTGGCATATTACTATTATAACTGATTTGTGTAAATTTTACAACCAACCTAAGAGTCGAATCAAACCAAATCCGTCGATGGTAAAGTATAAAACATATAACAAAGTTAAACCAACGGACCCTCTAGAAACAGCACCGAATATCAAACAAACTGCGGACATCTCCCACATACAGTAAGATATAAAGAGATTTGGTTGAGGCATAGTGAATGCCATCACAGTGGTCGCACCTATGCCTAGTATAAGTCCTAAAAGTTCAGCGAAGAATCTAGGCCGGTTCTCTACGTAATCTTTCTTCAGCCAACGTATAAGATATTGCCTGTAGTTCTTGTACTGTGACATTTATTTTTTCCTGCCCCATCCTCTTTTTTTGATCATTTCTGGATTTCCAGATTGACCAAAAGGTATAAGTTCTATTCCCTTGTGAGCAATGAAGTTTGCAATGGATTGCCTTTGTATTTCTTTTATTTCGTCTATCTGATTATCTGTGTGTTCTTTATTGATTAAAGGAATAGAAATAGATTTGTATCTCCCCTTTGCAGTCTTTTTAGTAAAAACCATATAAGTCCTTGTTTATTTTTTCTTTTGTTTTAAAATCCTACCATAGTTGGGCCAGCCAAATTTATCAGGTGACTCGTCTATGTACCGCCAGCGGATAACATCGGTGTCAGGATTTCTTTCGAAGATCTTAGGTCGATCTTTTTTCTGTTTTTTATTTTTAGTTTTCATAATAATAATTATTTGGTTTTAGGAACCTTGACCCATCTATCGATTTCTGTGCCTTTGCGATTTGTGTATTGTACTCGCAAACGTGTGGTTCCTTTTGGTGCTCCACCCGCCACTGATTTGAATATTTTTTTCAAACCCAAACCTTCTTTTTCCTCGCTAAACTCTCTGCCATCTGTAATCTTTACTTGTATTTTTCTCGTCATAAACCTCCGAAGTTAGTAAATGTTATATCTTTTTCTTACAATGTCTGCTAATCGCAAATACAATAATTTTTCTGCCCATTGCTGAGAATTGCGTGGATCTCTCCAACCTTTCTTAGCGGCCTTGCTTTTACAGGACAGCAGTTTCTTTTTTAATGCTCCGCCTGTTTTTTCTTGAATAACTTCCATTGTAAACACTACTTTACACAAAAAAGTGTTTACGTCAACTGATATTTTTTAACTTCTTAGATATTTCCAACAATACGGAAATTCTGTGTCAACTTGCATTTTGAATATACCTCTTTAGTTCTTTATCTTGTACATCATCTGGAATTATGTTTAGATAAAAAATTTTGTAACTATCACTTCCGTACTTGCCAATGCCGTGTAGATCACTGGCTTCTTTGCCATTCCAAGTTAGGAATTCCTTGCTCATCTGCCTCAGTCTTTTGGTTCTAACACTCCACATACCCAAAGGACGTAACATATTTTCCTGTGTTTTTACTCTGCCCCGCAAGAATGCCTTTGCATCAGGATATCTTGCAAAAAGTTTAGGCAAAACTTCTTTTACTTGTTTTCTGTATGTTTGATTTAAACAAATCACTCCCACCATATGTTGCCATTTATTTTTTACCTGCTGTTGCACCATGAGATGTTCTTTCATCATTCTATACCTGCCTCTGCCAATGTTTGCTTCACAAACTCATGATCTTCTTCACGTTTTTTAAATGTTCGTTTCCAATACTCAGGGTCTATCATTTCATACACAATTTTGATCTGATCATCGTGCATAATAGAAATCATATCTTTGCCAGTCTCACTGTTGAGGATCACCCATGGGGATATTTTTCCATTTGCAATCAATTGGGTGGCTCTATTGAGATTGATATATTTGAAAAAGTCTTCTAACCTTGCATCTTGTTCAGTAGCCCAGTTGCCCATTTCGGTGATCGTTCTGTTCAATGCTTGTGGCACTGGCTCATTTCTTACGATGTGTTTGATGTATGTGTCTATGGTTGTTTGTTTGGGCCAACTGTCTATACGTATTTTCGATGTGCAGAGCCAATCAATAAAAGCACCAATTTCGATGGGTGTGTTGGCTGTGATAAATTCTGCTGTCTTTACGAACGCTCTGTAGTATTGAGAATTTACAAAATCTACAAATTGTTTTTCACGCTGATTTGAATAATTGATCTCATAGAATCTTCTAAATATCTCAAAAGCTAAGACGTGCACCTTGTTGTCTTTTTGTTGCCATCTTCTTTTAGATTCACACATATGCACATCTAAAGTGGTTTGTTTTGAAAAAGATTTGGAACAATAGTTGCAAGTAGGCATATCAGTTTTTATTTTAGCAGGTTGATATTTAAAAATCAATGGATGACTCATTTTTTATATTTTAAGCAAATTACCGAAATTGGTTTTCCTTACTTTGTCTAATCTTTCTAAATACAAATACAAGTGTTCTAATGATTTCTTATCTTGCTCGTTAGATAGTGCTTTTTTTATGCTAAGAAGACTGCTGTAATCCACACGATCATGGTCTTTATATTTTTCGATCGAGTTAATGAAATGATCTTTCCGTTGTTGTGAAGCAAGTGAAGGTTTAAAGTAACTAGGAGACCAAACAGGGTATGCATTAAAATAGTCTATTCCTTTTTTTAGTGCCCAATCTATTAGATTGTCTATTTCTCCCACGTTCAAAACTTGCACGGTAGAAATTACTGTCACATATGAATTTTTCATATTGATCATTTTATCTAAATTGGTTTCTATCTTTGACCAAACACTCGGCCATCTAATATACTCTTGCACTTCTTTGTACCCATCTATGCTAACTTGCAGTATCACATTGTCGAACTTTTCTAATATGTTAATTAAATTTTGATTAAAAGTATGTCCATTAGTAGTAATTCTTATAGTGACTTTGGAATTCAATTTTTCCAATTTTGAAAGAAAAGTAAAAAGGTTATTATTAACGGTTGGTTCACCGCCTGTGAATCTAACCAATTTAGATTTGCTTGCCATTTCTACAACTTCATTCAATCTTTGTTCATTTTTGTACCAGGGGTTGTCTACTATTTTTGATCTTGCTTGATGTTCTAAATGATATTTAAACTTTTCTTGTTTGGTGTCGATTTTGTATTTGATTTGTTCTTGTTCTAGCACAGACGAATTACGAGGCGAGCACATCACACATCCTTGATTACAAAGGTTACCAAATTTTATTTCCATATTAGATATTTTGAAAGTATCGCTAAATTCGTAATCTTCGAAACTTTCATCTTTCATACTATAGATATCTTGTCTTTCTTGAACCATGCAATATCTACAACCTTCACCGAATTGATTATTTTTCATTTTTTCTATTAATGAAGTGTAAGAGTCAGATTTAAAATAATCAGTTAGCGTGTTCTCGTTGATATTAAATGGAGGGGTCTTAACATCCCATAATTCCCAAGCACAGCAAGGTCGAACATAACCATACGCATCTATGCTTATATGATTAACAGGCCATAAGCATTTCATTGTGAATATTCCACCGATTTTATTTTAGCAGGTTGATAATTAAAAATCGATGGATGACTCATTTTTTTAAAGTGACCTGTATGTAAAATGAAAAATCAGTAATAAGAAACCAAACAAAAATTAACAATGCACTAGGCAGGTAGCCAAAAAGTATGACTGAAAAGAAAAAAAGTATCCATAAGTTCCATATCAGTTTCCTACAATATAATGGAACCAGTTTTGTTGGTACTGTAAAAAATATCCACTCGTACATTATTTTTCTTTAAAATATTTCTCCCATTTACCTTCTTCGCCGGAGTGCTTCTCGTAATCGGGCAATGGCTCCTTCTCGTCTGCTATGTTTGGCCAGATGTTTGAGTATTTTGTGTTTACTTCCTTCCAAAAGCCGTTGGTATCTTGGCTGTCAGGGATGATCGCCTCTTCAGGACATTCTGGTTCGCACACACCACAATCAATGCATTCATCGGGATTGATCACTAGCATATTTTCACCCTCATAAAAACAGTCTACAGGACACACCGACACACAGGTGGTATGTTTACACATCACACATTTGTCATTTACTAGATAAGTCATTTTTCTATTCCGTATTGTAGTTTAAGTTCTTTGTGTTCTTTTGTGCTCAAAGTTTTATCTAAAACTTCAAGATCATGCATTTTTGCATTTGGAAACATCACTTGCAGGTCCTTGATTTTGGATTTTTCCGAAGTCTTTTTCTTTTTTGGATATATCCATTTGTGGAACATTTTAAATGTAGAACCGCACATAGCTGTAAGTCTCCAAAGCAATCTTTTATGTGATTTTGTCAGTGTCCAATGATGTTTATTAACATTTTCATTAATTTCTTCTATATAAAATTCTTGAATGCTCGGTTCTGGATGTTCAACAGATGCTGTCCATTTCATTGCCATATATGGAGAATATAGTTTTTGATCTTCTGGACTTAGATTTTGATACCAAGTTTTGTTTCTAGAATCCACTGCATTCATCATTGCTTTGATGTCTAAGAATTTTCCAGCCATGATACTATTTTATAACTTCCATTTGCATTTGTCAATAAGATACCAAGCTAGTTCGTGATGACATTCTCTTTGTGGATATCCTTCGTAGAAATAGTCTTTGTCTTTGAGATTGTTTAAGATCTTGTGTACTTCTTGTTTTTTGTTAACAGCGTCTTGCAGGAAACGTTCTTCTCTTAACATAGAGTATTGATGCTTTTGTATTGGCAATGGATTTACAATGAAGAGGTCTTGGATTTCGATCAGCATTTTATCATCGTTTATAGGAGATAGTTCTAGATTATGTCCGAAGTGTTCTAACACAGTTTGCATCCATGGTTTTTCTATTATTTTTAATTTACCAAATTCGAATTCCTTCCAATAGTGATTTGTCTTCATCACTGTGGTCGATACGTTCAGCCACTTATCGGTGATGGCATCCAATAGTTCCAAGATACATAGATCGTAATATTTGAAGTATTCTTCGTATTTGAAAAATCCATATGGCCATTGCTCCATATAGTTCCAACCATTGTTAAGCACATCATCTCTTTTTGCTCCTAGATGCCAAAAATAATATGCCCAAGGTGTTGACTGATCAGGCATATTAGACACGGTTCTGTCTCCGGCACCTTTGAGATTTGGTTTATAGAACTTACCATATCTACTGGTCAAGGTTTGATCGCCCCACACCACAGAGTATGTCCAATCCTGTTCTGCACATTGGAAGTCGAACACGACAAAAATTTCTCTATAATTTTTTTCTTGCAACCAATCGAGGATTGCTATCAACGAAAATACATTGTCTGTATTATTAGAATTATCGTTTGATGATGCAAAATAAAGATCTGTGTTACATTTTTTTGCTAATATTCCCGCATAGCTTTGCTCTAATCTAAAGTCCAATGTGTCGAAGTTGTCTTTTAAATCGATCTGCAATTCGTGATCGACCCACATCTTGTTTCCACTGGTCCAATCTCCACCAAGCACTACCATGCAGGTGTCTTTGCCACGATTGACATAGTAATCTTTTCCGTGATGAGCAACAAAAGGTGAACGTTCGGTCACATCTGATTTGTTGAGGATACTATTGGTTGACTGTGATTGGAAGTAAACTTTTTTACCAGGATTGCTTTGGAAGTTTTGAATTCTCTGCCAAAAACTTGTGTAAAACTCGTCTAGTATGATTTTTGGGTTTTGCAACCACTCTAATACATTTAGATATTTTTTTGGATACACTACATCTGGATCTCTGAATCGATATCTCGTTTCTTGATTGAGTTGGTGGTGAGGCTTCCAGATTCTGCGACGGTTGTACTTAGAGTTTTTGTTTAACACAGGTATCTAACTCCTTCAGATTTATCAAAAGTTTTCTGAACGACTCAGGAGTTAACATATTAGGTCCATCGGATGGAGCATTATCTGGATCATTGTGAACCTCTAAGAACACACCAGCGATGCCGATGGATACGGCGGCTCTGCATAGCGGTTCGACATAGGTTCTGTCGCCTCCGGATGATGATCCCATTCCTCCTGGCTGTTGCACAGAATGTGTGCCGTCCATGATCACTGGGTAATGATCACGCATTGAGTGAATTCCTCTCATATCGACAACTAGATTGTTATAGCCGAATGTGGTTCCCCTTTCGGTGATCATAAAGTTCTTGTTCTTTGGATATTTGTCTTTAATGTTAGCAACTTCCTTGTATGATAAAAATTGACCTTTCTTAACATTAACAATTTTTCCAGTTTCGCCTGCGGCTACAATTAAATCTGTTTGTCTGCATAAGAAAGCAGGTATTTGGATTATGTCGACAACTTCTGCAACCACCGATGCTTGTTCGTGGTGGTGAATATCTGTTATCACCGGGACTTTGTAGTCTTCTTTAACTTTCTGTAAGCACTTCAATCCCTCATCGATGCCAAGGCCTCTTTTTCCCGTTATCGATGAACGATTGGCTTTATCGAAAGAGGATTTATATACCCATCTGATTCCTATTTCTGAACATATGATTGCTAACCTGTCCGCCATTTCTAGTGTATGTTGCATTGATTCTATTTGACAAGGACCAGCAATTACCTTCAAAGGTGCTGAATTGTTGAATGTAAAATTAAGCATGAAATAAATTATGCAAACTGACTGTGTCAGTGTTGCGATTAATATCCTTTATAAAAAAAGCACACTGGGGATTTTCATTTGTGCTTATGGGTGTGGTTAATAAATGATTGGTCCTAACCCTTGGAAAGAACCATTCAACTTCAGAATAAATGTTAAC